CGGGGCTGGCGGTGCGTCTGCTGCTGGAGTAGCCGCAGGCGCGGGCGAGCCACCACCCTGCCCGCCATCCGCTGGAGCCTCGATCATGTACACACGGCCAAGCAGCTTCATCATCAAAGGGCTCATTCATCTGTCTCCTGGGGTTGTTCATCGATCGGCTGCGGCGCGTTCTCAGCAGCCATTACCGCGTACAGCGATGGGGTCAGGTCGTTCACCTGGCTCAAAAGAAGAAGGCCAACATTGCGTTGGCCTTCGTTGAAGTTCGTGATTGCGTCGGTGGGGCCGATTGAGCCCTGGAACAGCCTGCAATGGCCGAGGGTTCGCCACATGAAGCGGCGCCCGCGGTGGTCGCTCATCAGCCACTTGAAGTCAGCGATGTCCTGCAGTTCCTGCTCAGTTGGTTGCTGCTCAGCCATTACATAGCCCCCGCAAGCGCGGTCAGGGCGTTATCCCCGCCGGTGTCGGTCTGACTCAGAACCTGGGCGCCTTGGATGGCCGTACCCAACTCCTGCTGCATCTGAGCCGCCTGTTGCTGCTGGGCGCGCTGCTCGCGGATCGTTGCAACAGCATCCTCTGCGCGAACCATGGTTGGCGGTGTACCGATCAGCTCGAAGTACTGGCGCATCGCTTCATCCGCATCGAGCAAGTCCAGCGCTTCCAGGCTCTGGGTGGCGGTGGCTACGGTGCCGGCGAAACCGATAGCGCGCTCAATGCTGGACACACCGATGGCTTTCTGTGCCTGAGCCAGGATGCTGGTGAACTCAATGCGCAAGTCCATGTCGGCCAGTTCTTTGGGTGGCGGCGGCAACAGCGGCGCACCAGGCAACATGCCGGTCCAGCGGGGAATGGATTGCTCGAGCATCTGGTTGAAGTACATATCGACCAGCGGGTCGAGTAGGTCATCGGTCTGGCGCTCCAGCACCGGGCCGAGCATCAGCAGCTTTTCTTCCTTGCGGGTAGCGATCTCATACGCGGTGCGCACGCTGTCCATCTGGCTGATCATCAGGAACAGGTCGACGAAGAACGCGGTGTCGATGATCGAACTGTCGGCGGAGATCTCACCGCGGAGCGCGCTCAACCACGCAGGCTGTACCTCATACAGCGGCGCAAACTTGGCCCCCACCTGCATATCGTTGAGGTAGGTGATGCTGCCAGGAAGGATGGACGCTCGCTGATTCTTGAGGCTGGCCGGCGCCCCCATTGGTGGACGCACGCCCTTCTCCAGCAGCTCGGCCTTACGGCGCTCCATCAACTGGATGGCCTTGGTGGTGCCGATACATATCGAACCAGGGCCGGTGCCGTAAACGTCTTCACCCAGCACATCCCAGCGCGGCGCCATGACCGGGAACACCTTGAAGCCGGACTCACGCAGCATCGAATCCTTATCGCCGCTCTTCTCCCAGTACACGGAGCGGAACGGCATGTTGGTATTGTCCTTGCGGCCTTTCTCGCGGGTGTCGTTGGGCTCGATCCCGTGGCAGATGTCGATCCAGGCATCAGGCTTGCTGGACAGCAGGTTCTTGGACGCGGTGTCCATCTTGTCCTTGCCGAACTGCTGTTCCATCTGGCGGGCGGTCATGCGGAAGTCGCGGTAGAGCGTGTCCACCTGGTTGCGGCTGTTGTTGGCGAGCATGTAACTACCCACGGCCAGCGGGTACGAGCGCAGCAAATCGCTGTCGTCTGGCATCACCACCATGGGCGCAGTACCGAAAATGCCTTCTTCGCTGTAGCGGTTGGGCAGCACGCTGTACAGGTTCGACCTGGCCATGACTTCGCGCATGGCAGTCTCGGCGGCGAACAGCCAGGCCTTGACTGGTGCGTAATCCATAAGGCTTGGGTCAGGAGTGCCGAACTTCACCCACGGCGACGATGGGTTGGTCATACCCGTGTGCATGCCGGCGCCAAGCGTGCGAGCCGCAAACGTGGCCTGCGGGTTGATGATCTTCTGATCACGGCGCTTGCCGTCGTTGGTGTCGGTGTTATACCAGCGGCCAGAACGCGGGCTGATGAAGTCGCCCAGTTCCTTCCACTCAGGTAGCCAGTTGCTGTCGCGCTCGCTCTTGAGAGCGGTGTAGCGCTTCTCGCAGCGTTCGCGCAGGGAGTCGGCCAACTTACACCCCCAATAACGTTTTCTGCCCGGTACTGGCGCCGCCAAGCACGCCAGACGAACCGGTCAAGATGGTGCCGTTCTGCCCAGACTGGGCCAAACGGCGCTTGCGTTCAGCCTCAACAGCGGCCTGTACGGAGTCGCTTGAGGTCGTAGCCGCTACCGCTGTCGAGGCAGTTGAGCCAGCAGCTTCTGCTGCCGCCTTGGCCGCCTCCTTCTCCCGCTCGGCCTTGTTGAACATGCCGGTGTTCTCGCCAAACATGTTCGGCAGCCCCATTCCCTCTAGGATCACGTCGCCGCCGCGCAACGGGTCGAGCTTGACCACCTTGTTAACCAGTTTCTTGATGCTCTTTCCGCACATGTCAGTTACTCGCGTAGGGGTCGTATTCGGATTCCAGGCCGTTGTTGCTGGCGCCGGAACCGCCGTAGTCGTTGTATTGGCTCTTCATCACCGGCATGGCGTAGGTCAGTGCCAGGGCGTCGGCGTCATCGGGCGAGATGCCAAGGCGCTTCTTGATGTCGTCCTTCTTTTCCAAGGCGATCTGGTCACTAGCGTTATGCGTGTACATAGGCGAGGTCAGCTCGGCTTCAAGTTCCTCGCTGCTGTCGATGGCCAGGCCCGCCCGCAATGCTTCGCGCATCTGCCACCACATGTAGGTGCGCATGTTCGCGTAGTGCCGGTCTGGCGCCGTGCTGGCGAAGTTGATGTCGATGATCACGATGCCAGGCATCAGGCGGCGTAGCTGGTCAGCTACAGGTCCGCCAACGCCGGTGGCGTCGACGAACACCGCGTCTGGTCGGTGCTCCTGCACCACGGTGCACACCTTGGCGATGAACAAAGTGGTGTTGCGGGTTTCGCTGCCGGGGATCTTGATTGCCGGTATCGACCGGGTGTCTAGGCCGCGACGGAAGCGAATCACGTTGCTGTCGGCGCCGCCCCGGGCGATGTCGATACCGCATACCAGTGCGTCGTCCAGGCCAAACACCGGCTCCCGCTTCATCGCATCGGCAACCCAGTCAGTCGGGATCAATTGCAATTCGGAAGCCCTCGGGAACATGCCGCGCACACGGATACGGAAGAAGTCACTGTCTTCCCCGTAGTCCTGCTGCCATTTGGCGATTTGCGTTTTGTTGGTGCCTTCAACCGTGCGGCTGTCGACCTGGCGGTGAGACCACCGATGCTTGTAACGGGTGAAGCACGAACGGAACCGGCCGGTGGTCTTAGTCGGGTTGCCGAAGGCCGCCCAGATGATTTCAGTGTTCTCGTCGGTGAGCGCACCTTCGGCCACCTCCCACACCGTATCGGCGATGGCTGATGCCTCGTCGAACACCAGCAACAGGCGCTTGCCCTCGTTGTGCAGGCCGGCGAATGCCTCGGTATTGCTCTCAGACCAGGGAACCGCATCCACGCGCCAGTTCTTTTCGTGGTCCGGGTCAGTGCTGATCAGCGCCGTGGCCGTGATACGGAACCAATGGGCGGTGATGGAAAGCCGGTTCCACTTCGATACCTCGGGCCAGGTCTTGGTCCGGAGCTGGGTTTCGGTGTTCGCCGTAACGACGCCGCGTGCATCGACGCAGGTATCCACAGACCACTTGATCAGCCAGGACACCAGGGCCGACTTTCCAATGCCGTGGCCGCTTGCCGTGGCTTCGTGGATTACCTCGCCAAGATCCTTGGCGCCGGCGCGAAGCTTTTTGCCGATCGAGTCGAGGACTTCAATCTGCCAAGGTCTGGGCCCTGACTTATTCGCCAGCTCTGTGCCTGGCTCGCCCCAAGGGAAGGCGTACCAGACGTATCCAAGCGGGTCCTGCGCAAACGAGAGAATGTCCTCGACCAGTTGCTGTTCTTGGTCAACCTCTGCTGGCACGTTCACGGGCTTTGGCCATCCGTTCGGAAAGGGTGAGGGTTACATCGACCGCCACCTGGTCCCGGAAGGCATTGACGTTGACGTGCTTGCCCAGTAGCTCAAGGTTCTTGACCTTGTCCGGCCACTTGATCTTTTTCATCAGCCCGACCATGTCGCGGTCCTTGCCGGAGCCTTCGAACATCTCGGCGATATCGAACGCCGACAGCGACTGGCGCCAGACCTTGGGCCACAGGGATAGAGGCTTGAACGACATGTCGTCGTTGAGAATGTCCAGCAGGTCCATCTGGTCAATCTCGGTGAGGCGGTTCAGCACGTAATC